TCAGCGTTTTCAGAATATGTACCAGCGTAGAACGTACGAGATACTTTAGGTGCGGCGGCTACAACTACCACATTCATTGAACGCTCTTCGTTTTTAGCAACTTCTTTGCCGTTAACCATCATGCGCCATACACCACCTTTGATGGAAATACGCTTTAAACCACCTGAACCACTACCACCCATCAGGGCTTTAGTAGTATCGTCTAATTGTAGTTCCTTCAAGTATGAAGGTAGACCGTTTCCTAACATTGATAATTCGTTACTCATATGCACTTCTCCTTATTTTTTAACAATAACAACAGTTTGAGTTTGCTCCGCATTTAGCCCCGGCGGATGCAGATCGGGGTTTTCCTCAAGGAATTGTTCCATGTTTGCCGTGTTAATGCGTTGTTGCATCAAAGCAAATGCATCGTTCTCCTTAATGAAATCGTAAAAAGATTGCCAGTCCGAAGTCCAGTATCTTTTTGTAACTCGTTTAGATATAGTCCCATGCGGTGTACGTATTAGACTAGACCCTTGTGCCTTGCAAATCTCGAGTAGTTCTGCCGCAATAACGTTTAATTGCTCTTCTAACTCGCCATCTTTTTTTGCTAATTCTCTACGCTTATCCCGAATCTTTACGTATATCTCGGTAAGCTTATCTGCACTGACATCGCTCATTACACTCTCCTTTTATTTATAACTACAATATAACATCACTACTATACATTGTCAAGTAGTTTCTAAAATATTTTTATACAAATCAATCAACCGATTATGTATGTCTACTTTTTCTGACAACATCTTATAGATTCTTTTTTCTACTGGGCTACCCTGCAAATGCACAACGGTACATGGGTTACGCTGACCAGCACGGTGCACACGGGCATTAGCTTGCAAATATGTTTCAATAGAAGTAATCGGACCCCACCATACAACTACGTTAGCGGCATGTAATGTAACTCCGTGCGCCGCCGCCTGTGGCTGAATAACCAACACTTGGGGTTTATCCTCTGTTTGAAACGCGTTAAATATGCTAGTACGTTTGTTGACTGGAATCCCACCATGTATGGTCTCGGCGCTTATACCCTGCTTCTTAAGTTCTTCTGCAATAATATCAATCGCATGTCTAAACGGTGCAAAGATAATAACCTTGTGGCTTGCTTCTTCAATAACCTCAAGTAATGCTTTCATACGATCGCCAGCGTCAAATGCAATTACATCTCCACTATCGGAATAGACTGCACCACATGAAAGCTGAAGTAGTTTGTTTAAGTTAGCCGCCGCATTGACTGTTGTTATTTCCTCACCTGCCGCAACCACCATCATATCTTTACGAATCTTCTCGTAGTATTTCAACTGCTGGCTACTTAGCGGTACGTCTCGCATGGTGTAGGTCATATCAGGTAAATCTAGGCACTCTTCTTTGGTAAATCTAATTGCTGGCTGTAAGGCTTCGTGCACAATGTTTTCTGATGTAGGCTTTGGAACCCATTTAAACTGAGTAATCTTTTGCATCACTTGGTCACGGAAAGCCCCGAAGAATCTTGGTACTCCGTTAGGGTTAATAATCTTTGCCAATCCATACGCATCTGTTGGCGACTGAGAAGCTGGTGTTCCTGTAAGCATCCATATCCACATAGTAGGTTTAATTATTGAGTTCAATGTTTTCCATCTTCTTGTAGCTACATTCTTGTATGCGTTAGCTTCATCAACCACAATTAAATCAAACTGGTCTACTGCTTCTTTAATAATATCTAGCCCTTCAAAATTACAGATAACAAACTCTGCTTGGCTATTAGCCGCTTCTAACCGTTTTTCTTTTGAGTAACTGTGCGCTATGGCGCATGTACGGTGCATGGCAAATCTAAACAGGTCGTTCTCCCAAGCAGACTGCATAATAGACAGGGGGCATAATACTAACACACGCTTGATAGCACCGATCTTCATTAGATAGTCAGCCGCCCATATCACGCTACCTGTCTTGCCTGTACCTTGCTCATTAAAACAAAATGCACGACGATGTAGAGTCAGAAAAGAAGCCGTAGTAATCTGATGGTCAAACGGTTTATACATACCAGTCCACTCATACTTGCCTTCAATAGGCGATGGCACTCCCCTGATACGTAGGTTCTTCAATACTTGGGCTTCTTCCAGCCCCCAGTTCACCAGCACTTCGCCTGTATCTAGTATTTTACTTTTGGGTATTACTGTTGTGATACGGGTAGGTTCTTTGACCTTTAATAGCAGAGCCTTATCTTCAATTATCTGCACGTTTTTGCACTCTTTCTAAATAGTCTTTTATTAAATATTTAACTGCTTCATGGTTTGTTGCGCCTCTTGCACTTCGCACAATAATTTCTTTTTCATCTTCGTAATCAAAACCAGCCCAACCAGAATTAACTCTCCGCATAATGCTTAATATATCTTCGTAATCATCAAGGGTCATATTTTCTTTTATAGTCGCTACCCATGTTGGATGCCATTTTCTATATGTACGAGACGATGCTGGTACTGGAACTACCTCTAACCATTGTCCATCTATCTTCAATAAAACTTCAAATTCTTCTCGGGTCATTTGCACTCTCCAATAGGTTATCGACCAAAACCGAGGTTTTGATTCTTTTTAGTGGCTCCTTACGGGAGCCAATCGGTTAGTTCATCCGACTCTAATACAGAGTGAGGGCTATATTAGTCGAACACTAACTGGGGTAGTTCTATGAGGGGAAAACCTTTAACCTAGCTTGTATGCACTTGCCCCTTCACACACAAGTTAAGAATAATTATATCACTTCTTACGTTCTTTTTTACTAATTTCAGATACCAAATTACCCTTAGAGTCACGCTTGAAAGAACGATTTTTACTAGCACTTTCTACACGCACTCCGTCTTTAATAGTACCGCCCTTGTCTGCGGCTTTAACGTGTGCAACATCCTTACCATCGCCCTTGCGTACCTTGCCTTCTTTCATTAACTTATAGCGTGCTTTGTTGCGTTCCTCACGATTCTTAACCTGTTCAGGAGTATCCTCGTAAGCGGCGGCTTGTTTGTATTTGCGGTCAGCTTTGTTCTTGTATGGCATAAAATCCTATGGCTTTATAATACTTACTAGTGTATCAGTCTCTATAATTAGCTTTAAAGCGTTTAAAAACTGATCCGCTTCTACGCCGCCCCTAATCTTTAATTTTATTTTATCAACATCTATCGAATATGTATCGCCATCTGTAGTTACCATTTCTGTTTTTATATAGTTACCACAAATATTTTCTAAAGCAAATACAAGTTCGTTATAGTTTCCACCAAACCTATCGTCAGAAAAGTATGTATCTAAATAAACGCATTCCGTTCTATGGTCTATGGAGTCATTATACCTACATTCAACTTTGCTCATCTATAACTTCCTTTTCCGTTGTGGACACAGTCCTTTACAGCGCACCATTTGGTGCAACTAAAATTGGGTTTTGGGTTCCAAACATTTAATTCTATAGACTTTTCTAGCCGATTGGTATCCTCAATCCACCGTGTCCAGTATACCCCTTCCTTTTCCTGTTCATAATCTGCCTTGATAAATTCGTTGGCTACTACGAAAAGTAAGCCTCCCTTAACTTTTTTGACTTTGGGGAAATGCTTAAAAATGGCTAGTGATAGTAACTCTAATTGCTTTGGGTCTGCATACTTAGCAGACTTGCCCGTCTTATAATCCACCACATATGCCTTATCTTCTTGCAAAATAATCAAGTCGGCAATACCTCTCCACCAAACATCTTTAGCAAAGAACTCACAGGGTTCTAGGCCCTTGGTCAATCCAAGTCTATATTCGCAAAGCTTTTCCCCTTCAATAGCGTTTAGCTTATCTAGGGCTTCTTTAATGAACCCATACTTCTCAGGTATTGGCTTGCCGTCACGGATGTATTCTTCTGCGGCTTTATGCACTTCCAGCCCATAACTCAAATGCTCCGTAGGCGGCTCAACAATATCCTTAACCACCCGAAGGCGGTAGTATTTATGGGGGCACTGCTTATATAAATCTAACGAGGAATAAGACCAAGAGTATTTAACGGTCATGATCTAGGCAACGCTCCTGTAAAGCCGTATGTACCAGTATGAGTAAAGTGCGCCCAAGGTGCGGCATAGACTTTAAATCCAGCTTCTCTTGCAATCTTGCAGAAGTGGTAGTCCTCAGATAGCAAACGGTTAGATTCTTCTTCGATGCTGGTAGCAAAGAACTCTTTAATGATCTTGACCTCACGCACCGTATCTACTGCATGGTACATATCGTTGGTATAGCTAGGCACTTTGGTTTCTAACTTCTCAAACACTTCACGTTTAATCAACATAAAACCTGTACCGCCGTTAGCAATCTCTAAAGGCTTGTTAATATCGCCCGAAGTTGTTTGCTGTCCATGTGGTAAATTTACAACAAAGGCTCCTGTATGATGTTGCAGTTGTGCTGGTGGTACACCTTTTTTAACCGCTTCGGTTACTTCTACCCAGTTGATTTCTTTCTTAGGGTATAGACCGCAAATAATATCTACATCAGCCGCTACCATACGAGGAATATCTTGCGGGTTAAAACCGATATCAGCATCAATAAACATTAAGTGTGTAGCATCAGACTTTAAAAAATCATAAGCCATACTGTTACGAGCACGGGTAATCAAAGACTCATTCATCATAAATGAGTAATACATTTGTAGTTGGTTCTGTCCACATACCCCAACGAGTTGCATAATAGCTGACGCATACAATCCCGTGCACATACCGCCGTACATTGGTGTAGCTACAAATAATGATGCCTTTGGTTTAGGTGCTACAAGTGGTGCTACTTTAAGTTGTTTTTCTTTTTTAAAACTCATTTTTTCTTCCCTTTAGTTTGTGTTTCTATATGTGCTCTGTTAAGTGCCATTATATCTGCCGCTAATTCTTCTAAGCGTTCACTATACTCTTGTAGTATTTCAGTAGCCGCCCACAATGCACCACTCTCTGCGTTGTCTGT